TGTGCTGCGTGAGGAAATGGAGTACGACCGCGCCAGGGACTTAGATAAATACGAACATGTTTGGTGCGGTGGCTATGTCAAAAGTTCAAAAAGTCGCGTTTTTAATAACTGGAAAGTACAAGAGTTTGAAGCGCCAAAAGATGCCCATTTAAGATTTGGGGCCGACTGGGGCTTTGCTGTGGATCCTACTGTATTGGTTAGGTGTTATATTGTCGGCAGAACTTTATTCATTGATTACGAGGCACACCAGGTAGGGTGTGAGATTGTTAACACGCCTGACTTATTTATGACCGTCCCAGAGTCAGAAAAGTGGCCGATTGTAGCTGATGGCGCAAGACCTGAAACAATCAGCCACATGAGGCGCAACGGTTTTAGTAAGATAATGCCAGCGGTTAAAGGGGCGGGTTCTGTTGAGGATGGTATTGAATGGTTAAAGTCGTTTGATATTGTCGTACACCCAAGATGCGAGCATACTATTAAAGAGCTCACAAGATACTCTTATAAGGTAGATTCGACTACGGGCGCTATATTGCCTATACTTGAGGATAAGAATAACCATGTTATTGACGCGGTTAGATACGCTTGTGAGAGCGCCAGACGAGCGCAAAACACCCAACCAGTTACAGTAGAACCCATGCCAATAGTGTCTAGGTGGTAAGATGGCAAGAACAAAAGAAGAACGTTTGAACGCTATACATCAAGAAGCGTTGAGAGAATTTGACGCCATCCAAACAGCCCAAAAAGACGAGCGGGAACAATGCCTACAGGATAGGCGGTTTTATTCTATTTCCGGCGCTCAGTGGGAGGGCGCTATTGGTGAACAGTTTGAAAATAAGCCAAAGTTTGAAGTTAACAAAGTTCACTTGGCTGTAATTCGCATTATCAACGAATATCGAAACAATAAAATAACTGTAGATTTTAAGGCTAAAGGCGACAAAGGCGACAAATTAGCCAGTGTACTAGATGGTCTTTATAGAGCCAACCAGCAAGACTCGTGCGCCGACGAAGCCTACGACAACGCTTTTGAGGAAGCGGTCGGCGGTGGTATCGGGGCCTGGCGCTTGCGTGCTGACTATGAAGATGAAGAGGACGACGAAAACGACTTCCAAGAGATCCGATTCGAGCCAATCTATGATGCTGATTCATGCGTTTTTTTCGATTTAAACGCTAAAAGACAAGACAAGTCAGACGCTAAAAGCTGTTATGTGATCAGCTCAATGACCCCTGAACAATACACGGAAGAATGGGGCGACGATCCGTCATCATGGGAAAAAGGCATTGATGATACGCAGTATGATTGGTCGGCCCCAGATTTGGTTTATATAGCTGAGTATTACAAAGTTGAATACCAGAAAGAGTCTGTATTCACTTATGAATTATTAGACGGTTCTGAAAAAAGATACAAGCAATCTGACTTCGACCAAGACGAAGAACTTGAAAGGATGCTTGAGGCGACAGGCGCAACCCTAATCAACGAAAAAAAGGTTAAGCGTAAGCGCGTACACAAGTACATTTTATCTGGCGGTAAAGTCCTGGAAGATTGCGGAGTAATAGCTGGAAAGAATATTCCCATTGTGCCTGTATATGGTAAGCGTTGGGTGGTTGATAACACAGAGCGGTGCATGGGTCATGTACGACTATCGAAAGACGCGCAACGCCTCAAGAACATGCAGCTTTCAAAGCTTGGCGAATTAAGCGCCTATTCAACAGTTGAAAAACCGATACTCACACCAGAGCAAATTGCTGGTCATTCTGCAATGTGGGCGCAGGATAACATTAAGGATTATCCATTCTTACTTATTAACCCAATCACTGATGCATCAGGCAATAAGCAAGTGGCAGGCCCAGCAGGTTACACCAAGCCGCCGCAAATACCCGCAGCATTAGCCGCTTTACTTCAGATCACTGAGCAAGATATTAAAGACCTTTTGGGTAATCAAGAAGCTGGCGAGAAGATGATTAGCAATATCTCAGGTGATGCGATAGAGCTAATACAAAGCCGCTTAGATATGCAAACCTATATTTATGTGTCTAATTTCGCTAAAGCGATCAAACGCAGTGGCGAAATCTGGCTGTCGATGGCTAAGGAACTTTATGTAGAGTACGGGCGCAACGTTAAGATATTGAATAACGATGACGAACAGTCATACGTTGAGCTTGGCAAAAAGACTATGACCGAATCAGGCGAAATTGAATATCTAAACGATATATCAAAAGCCAATCACGATATTTCGGTGGGTGTTGGTCCAACGTCGCAATCTAAGAAAGACGCAATAGTTAGATCTTTAACTAATATGATGCAAGTTACATCAGATCAAGAGACTGTAAACATACTTTCAAGCCTGGCTATGATGAATATGGATGGCGAAGGTATGAGCAACGTTAAAAAGTATTTTAGGAAAAAGCTAGTACTATCTGGTGTGTTAGAGCCAACCGAAGAAGAAGCGCAACAAATGGCAGCGGCGGCACAAGATCAACAGCCCGATGCAAATACGCTATACTTACAGGCAGCGGCCCAAAATGAGGCGGCGAAGGCACAGAAAGCGCAGGCCGATACAGTATTGACAATGGCTAAGGCTGAAGAGTCGCAAGCAAAGACAGCAGAGACGCTTGCAGGTATCGAACGCGACGACCAGGAGCAATTAATTGAAATGGTCGAGAAGATGAATAAGGCAGTACGCGGCGCCTAGTGTCAGCAGGTTTTAAAGGTTTTTTGCTGACATCGTTACTAGCTAGACGATAAAGGCAAGCAAAGCGGCAACCGTTCAACCGCTTATAAATTTGGACGAGTATTTTTAGTAGGGGTCTATATGACTTTAGAAACGGCAGAAGAAATTGAGGTAGAAGCAACAGAAATCGAAAACGAAGATCAAGAAACTGAGATTGAAGAAATCGAAGAGAAGTCCGAAGTTGAGAGCAAAGCCGATGAGGACCAAAGCGATGAGGAAGATCAAGGGGACGAAGAGATCGACGAGGACGAGGTTGTTATCTCGATTGAAGGTCAGGAGTCGCCACCTGACGACGATAGCAAAGAAGCGCCGCAGTGGGTAAAAGAGGTAAGACAAAACAATCGCAGGTTAGCTAAGGAAAATAGAGAGCTAAAGCAAAGACTAGAGCAACAAGCCAGTACTGAGACTAAGCCGGTACAACTTGGGCCAAAGCCAACGCTCGAATCCGTTGACTATGATGAAGAAGTTTTTGAAACTCGATTAACTCAGTGGCATGAAACCAAGAGGCAGGTAGAACAGCAGCAAGCCGAGGCAGAGCGAAAAGTCGAGGAAGGCCGCAAAGAGTGGCAACAGACTTTGGAGAATTACGGCACTAAGCGACAAGCTTTAAAGGTGCGTGATTTTGAGGAAGCCGAGGAAGTGGTTCAAGGCGCGTTGAGTCCTACTCAAATCGCCATGATCCTACAAGGCGCTGAAGATCCAGCTAAGGTTACATACGCTATTGGGCGAGCACCAGCGAAAGCTAAGGAACTCGCA